CAAACCTCCAACATCTAAATCTACTCCTGCGCTAAACGATTCTTTACTTTGAAAGATACCACGATAATGATACTCTGTGGCGTATCCTGCGTTCATTGATACTTCTGCTGATGCTACAGATGCTCCTAGCAAACATAACGGTATTAATAATTTTTGCATTTAACTCTCCAATATGCTGATGTTTCCATCCTTAACGACTTCGATTTTCTCAAGTAAAGGATGTGACCAGCCATGTGATACTATATACGTATTCATATCTTCTCGCAATAGAACCTCTACTAGTTTTTCCCTTCCTTGATCATCGAGTACGTTTGTTACTTCGTCTAAAAACAATATATTGATTTTAGACTTTGAAATACTACTCATTAGCTTACGAATTGCTATCAGAGTAGCGGTGTTTACTCTTGCCAATTCTCCTGAAGAAAGGGCTAGAATATCTACTACATTACCGTTGTCTGTAATTTCTACGTTGAGTTTATCGTTTGAAACAACAAACTCAAGAGTAAAACGACCATCAGACAATTCGGCCAAGTATTCATTGGCTAACTCTTCGAGTTCTCCAACTAGATTCTCAATTTTATATGCAAGTAAACCGTTTGTGCTAAAAGACTTCTTGAGTATATCAAGCTCTGATTCGAGCTTTTGGTTTCCTGCAAGTTTTCCATCATACTCTTCTTGTTGTTCTACAAACTCTGCTGTCTGTTCTTGAATAACTTGAATACGAGTATTTATCTTTGTTCGTCTTTCATTTTCTGCCGCATTTTCTGCGAGTTGTTTTTTTGCCTCTTGTACTCTACCTTGAATCTCGTATAAGCTGTCTTCAAGCTGTTGCTTATCCAAGATAGATGTAGGTAAACTTCTGTCGAATGATCGTAACAAATCTTCGCAGTCTTTTTGAGCTTTTTGATTGCGCTCAAGCTCTGCATTGTTCTCTTTAATCTGTATAATTCGAGGTTTAATCCCATCAATCTTCTCCTGTGCAGATAGAAGTTTAGTCCGTTCTCCCGCAATCATAGCTTTCTCTGCCGAAACATCGATAGGTTGCTTACAAGTAGGGCATACTTCTTTCAATTGTTCTAACTTTTTCAGAGTCCGTTGAGCACCCGTAGCGACTGCTTGCAAAGACCCTAATTCTTCTTGTAAATTATCGTAGGACTCATACTGTGTTATTTTTGAGTTCCTGATAGCCATTATGTCTATTTGATCTAACAGCCTTTTATATTGATTATTCGTAGTAATTTTTTTATTTTTTTCCAAAATATTTTCAATTTCTACCATGAGAAAACTTGCTGTCTTCTCATCTTCAGATGTATCAATTTCTAAATTTAACATAGGTAGTATGGATGTATCACTCAATTTATTATCTTGTAACCATTTTTCTACTGTTGCAAGTTTACCAGCTATCGTAGAAGACGTACTAGATACTTCTCGTGAAGCGGCTTTAAATACTTCGAATAATTCAACATACCCTTCTAGGTGCAATAAATCTATAAGAAACTTCTTACGATTTGCATCTGTTGCAGTCAAAAACTGCAAACTCGCATTTGTATTTTGATACACCAACTGCGAGAAAGTCTTAAAGTCTACTCCAAGAACCTCTTGTAAGGTTTTATACGTGTTCGTAGCCGTGTGGCTAGAAATATCACTACCGTTCTTTTCGAGTTTTACTTTTATACTTGTTTTACGGTTTACCGTAATTTCGTATCTATCTTCATCTTTCGTAAATGAGAGATAGATGTTATAACCATCATTCACATAACGGTTTGGGATGTCTGCTTTTTTAATTCCTTTTGAGTTTTTATTATACAAAGCCTCTTCAATGATTAATGGGATGGAAGACTTTCCCATCCCATTAGTACCAAGGATTTGTGTAACAGTATTATCGTTTAATTGTAACTCATTACCAGAACCATAACTAAAGCAGTTATCCCATTTCAATGTTTGTAGTGTAATCATTGTATGTTCCTATGATGTCTGGTATTTTATCAGGGTGTATTTCGAGTATATATGTTAGATACTCTACTAATTCTTCTTGTATTGTCATCTCTTTATCCATGATAAGAGATGCCTCTGATTTTCGTTTTACTACTTTCTTATCTAGCAGCTCTGAGTTTTTGACTCCTGCTAAATCTTGCATATCTCCCTCTACTTCATAGATCGTATGATCAAAATCAGTAGGAGCCATTTCATCACTACTTGAGACTGTTTTACGAATTAATTGAGGAAGTCTAAACTCTTCCCATAACCAACTCCAATCGTTTTCATTAATAAGTATATACCCTGTTTTTACTTTATTTCTATGAAATGAAGTAGTCATTGGACTACCTGGATATACAATGTTTCGTTGTGTATTGCTATGAGAGTGTAGGTCTCCTGCAAATACTACAGGGAAATCTTCTAGTAAGTCTAAGTCAATTTCCGGTTTTACATGCGGTGGTATTTCTCCTCTAATATGAGTGAATAAAGGCTTACTCGTATCAAAATGATCAATGCTACCCTTTTTGTGCAAATCTGCATAAGGCAATATACCATATCCTAAATCGTGATCAACATAGGAAATATCTACTACATTGATTAAAGGGTTAATATCTCGAGAAACCTGTTTCAACTGTGTAAAGAAAGTTTTATTCTTTTTTGTTGCTTCATGGTTTCCGTCATAGATAATTGTTGGAATCTTTACCCCTCGAATAAACGAGAAGTAAAGCTCCAACTCTTCCATATTCGGAAGACGATCAAAGAGATCTCCTCCGATTATGTGCATATCACATTCTCTCTCCAGTTCATAGATCTGTTGAAAGAACATTTGATAACGGTCTGTAGCCCACTTAACTGGGACGTTTTTCTGTCCTAGCTTGATGTGCCAGTCCGCTGTAAAGAGAATCATCCTACATTAAACTCCGCATCTAATGCTTCGTCGTCAGTCTCATCACCATGATTACGAACTCTATCAAGCAACTCTTTCTGAGCATCGGGAGTAGGACGTGACATAACATCGTCCATAGACTTCAGATCAGCAATAGCTGTTAGTTCGTCTTCGTCAAGAGGACGAGGCTTACACTTAAGTGCTTGTAGCTGATACTCTACATTGTAAGGAAGAGGTCCAGTCTTTACTCGCTTGAAACAAATGTCCCAGCCAGTTTCAGGATCAGTAGGATCTCCGAGGTCTTCAGCAGCAGTAATAATCTGCTCCCACAACTTCTTCTTGAGGTTTACTACTTTAACTTCTCCGTTATCAATGCACTGAGTAGCATAGCTCCAGCCGCACTTTAGGTCTGGGTAGTATTCACGAACCCAGTCTTTTTCCATGTTGTTAAAACGCTCTGTGTTTCTATCGAAAGATAAGCATTCCATGGGAATATTTTTACCGTTCTCACCATTGATCCAGTAAACGTAGCGAGCAAGAATGTCGCCAACAATACGCATCTTGTTGTCGCCGTCTTTGTACTGAAAGGATGAGATTGATGATTTTTGGGCAGAACCCTTTTGTTGATTAAATGCAATAGCCATTAGTGTATAGTCTCCAGTGTGACTTCTTCATAGATAAAAGTGATATCTTCACTATCTACTATGAGTAGCCTGTTGTCGTTAATTTCTTCTAGAGGCACTGGACAGTGCAGTGAATCTAGCGTGGTTTTGTTATGTGCAATATAGTCTGTGTAGCTCCTAAGAGAAGCTAACGCATAGTATATACATAGTTCTTTGTTTGTGTACTTATAAGAATTGTAGAGCAAAAACTCCCCATGAGCGAGGAAGCTCGAACCTGCGAAGTTTTTGTGCGAGTATTTATAAATAGGGTCAAACTTGTTACGAGGGATCTGCTGATTTACTAACATTTCCATGATCAAGTTACATCGAGCAATATTGCCCTCTGCCGTATCATAAACCTTTTTCCAATCAAATAAGAGCATATATTATACTTTGTTTTTACCAAGTTGTCAAGAATTATTTTTCTAAAGGTGTTTAATATCCCAACCCTGTTTCATATAGAACCCGATACGATTTGAGGCTTGTTTTCGAGCCGTATTTCCTTTCAAGTGTATATCTACTACAATTGGATCTATTTTACCTTCTTTTTTCCGAATCACACGGCCAACGAGCTGTGTAAGTAAAGGTTCATTGTTAACAGGAGTGCCCAGTATTAGACAGCTTAGATTGTCAACAGAGATACCTTCTGAGAAAATTGCTTGTGTTCCGTAAAGAACTTGTGCATCCCCGTAGAGAATTTTATCTACAAGCACCTCTCTTTCTTCGTGAGGAACTTCACCGGTTACACAAATTGCCTTATCTCCTGTAAGCTCGGCACAGGCTTTAAGAAAGCTCACACGATCACTTACAACTAAGACTTTATGCCCCCTTGCAGCGTAGGCTGCCGCTAGCATTGATACTGTATGTCTATACTCTTCTGTATTTGCTAGTTTTGTTACTCTATTAGCCCACGGTATCTTTGCACCATCCATGAAGCGTATCTCGGAAGGAACAACAACTACGGAAGGGGTCATATAGTTTTCTTTTGGCGGTTTGAATAAAGTATTACCAAAGTAATCTCTGAACACTACGTGTTTACCGTCTTTTCTTTCTATAGTCCCCGATAACCCGATTTTATATCTGCAATAATTTGTATCTAAAATTTTTGAAAAAGTAGGACTACTTACATGATGCATTTCATCTAAAATTATAGTTCCAAACTCCTTGCGAATTTTACTAATGTTGCGATAGAGAGTCTGAGTATTTCCAATAACAATAGGACTGTCGGTATCAAACCGACCACTACCAATAATCCCTGGCTCAATTCCATAAACTTTCTCCACTTCTTTAGCCCATTGGTTTCGTAAGGGCACTGTGTGTGTAACTACAAGAGTTTTTTGACCGAGTTTGCCTGCTATTGCAAGACCTGTAAATGTCTTACCCCAACTGACCCATGCGTTAATTATTGCATTGTCTTCGATTTCATCATAAACTTGTTTTTGACTAGATCGAAGGTCGAACCTAAATTTAGGAAAGTTCACAGGCTTCTTTATCCTGTTATCAACTATTTCATAGTGCTCTGGTATTAAGTCCGTTCGCCCTATTGGTAGTGATATTAACCCATTACGAATAATTCCCATGTTTTTAATAACCTGAGGAGGATCTAAAGGGTTGTGTGCAGGAATAGTATATGTAAGCTCTTTGTCGATCTGCTCTTGCATTTCGGCACTACAATCCATATATATTCTGTGACTTATAACTGCTTTCATAGATTCAATTCATTTTTTGCAATAATATACTGTTTAACGAAATCGGATCTAACAATGTCTTCTACCTCGAACTCTATAAACGTAAATCTGTCCATACGTTTGAGTACTCGTATAAAATCTTGTAGACCGTTTGCTTTTAAATCTGCCTGTCGAAAGTCTCCACAAAATATTACTCTACAGTTTTCACCGATTCGAGTAATAATTGAGTCTAACTCATGGAAAGACATATTTTGACACTCATCGATCATAATTACAGCATCTCTAAGTGTGATACCTCTTATAAATGAAGTGGTCATAAAATGTACTAAACCTTTTTGTTTTAATACTTCATATGCATCCCCTCTCTGAAATAGATCTATAGCTATATCTTTATAGGGTTCTTCATATACGGAAGCCTTCTCTTTCTCTGTACCTGGTAGAAAACCAATATCTCTAGTAGGTACAGCACTACGAATAACTATTAGCTTTTGATAGTCTCCTTTTGTCATATCATCGTATGCTAAGTAAGACGATATAAAAGTTTTTCCAGTTCCTGCGAGTCCATGCAGTACTAGGTTCTGTGTTGACTCAAATGCTTTGAGTTGGTTTCTAGTTAAAGGTTCTATTTCTCTCAGTTCAAAGTTGACACCTGCGAGAGTTTTTCGTCTCTTAGCCATATTTTATACTTTTCTTCTGGTATCTTTGAGTTTCGTTTCTGAATACTCATAAAGCATCCAAGGCAAGCCTTTTAGATGCAAAACCCCTGCCCAAGTCATTCCTGTCTCAGGAGGGCGTGGTACAGTAAAAGGAGCGTTATATCCTTTTACAGTAATTAGTGTAGCAGAAGTCTTTAATTCTACTTTACTAATTTTTAAATACTTTAAAGGTAACATAGTAGTCTTTTCGTAGATGAAAGGTCTACCAGTGTTATCTATAAAATACTTTGTCCTTTGTTTTAATAAGCCATTTGGGTAAGCAATCATGTGCTTAAGTACCTGCAAGTTTCTATGAGGAGTTTGCATTCTTCGTGCACCTAGTGTTTTTCCTACTTGATTCTTATCGTCAAGTATGTCGTTGTCTAGGAATAATAAACCGTCAGACTCTTCCCAGTTTCCCGAAGGTAACAAAAAAACTGGGAAGGTTATCTTAGGTAATTGTCTATATCCTATCACCATACATTTTCTCGAACTTACCGCCAGAGTAATCTTCGTGTACAATTTCAAAGTCACATCCTACGGGAGCTCCTGGAATTGAAAGTCCTCTATCCATTTGTACAAAGGAAGCTAATTTTTCTTTATAGTGCTCTACTTCTTCGTCTGGTACTTCTGCTAATATTGAATCGTGTACTAAAGCAAATATACGTGCTCTCATTCCTTTCGCCTTGATGTAGGCGTTCATATCTATAGCGCCTAATAAGTTAATATCAGAAGCAGCAGACTGCACCAAAAAGTTAAGACCAGACCTAACGCTATGGCTCTGGATGCCTTTGTCTGTCGATGCGACATTTGGTAATCTCCTCTTTCTTCCGAAGAAGCTGTAAATAAATCCGTTCTGCTGGATATACTTTTGGTTGTCTTCGATCCAAGATTTTAGTTTGTGAAACGCTGCAAAGTATTCATCAATGACTTCTTGTGCTTCTTGTCTACTAAAATATTTTCCTGAATCTTTTGTTACTTGCTCACTGATTTTATTTGCACCTGCTCCATACATAATACCAAAGGTTACAGCTTTAGCTGCCTGTCTTTGAGTACTGTATAGCTCTGCAACCTCTCCTACCTCGCAAGGTAGTTTAAATACTTTGTGAGCAATTGTACTGTGAAAATTGCCTCCTGAACGAAATACATCCATTAACGCTTTATCTTCTGCGAGTACAGCGGCAACATATACTTCCGCAGTTGTCAAATCCATAGCAACTATTTTATGCCCTTCAGCGGCCTTGATACAACCTTTTACAATAGGGTTATCCCTAGGAAGTTGTTGCATATTGAGTTTGCCAGAAGAACTAAGCCTGCCACTAGTAGTACCGTGGAGGTTAAAACCTGTACGTAATCTGCTATCACGATCCAACTGCGGTAAGATTTTGTCCAGATAAGTATTTTTAATTTTGGACTTTTGTCGTATTTCGAGTATGAGCTTGGGGATATGTGATTGTTCTGCAAGCTCTCCAAGAACTTCCGCGTCTGTGCTATGCGCACCAGTGCCAGTCTTTTTACCAGTTGGATTGAGGCCAACGAAGTCAAACAACAAGCTACGAAGTTGAACAGTAGAATTAGGATTAAAATCTTTTCCATTTATCTCTTCAAATTTACGAATGGCAGGCTCTTTATACATCTCCGCTACAGCTTCATCAATCTGCTCTTGCATGAGTGATTGAGACTTTACTAGACGTAGTTTATCAAACGGTACACCATTGTCTTGGACATCTGTTAAAAAACGACACCCTGGGATTAATATATTATCATAAACTTTTGCAAGTCTTTTATTTTGTTTAATTTTTACAAACTTTTCGTAGAGTAGAAATGTAACTGCGGCATCCATACCTGCGTAGAGTTTCATAATGTCAAAGGGAATATCTCCCCAACTGAAATCGTTTTTCAATATACCATGTTGTTTGCGGTAGCCATCAATCCAATCATACATAGGCTTCTCATAGTCCCCGTAGATTGTATACTTCATAGCTAGCTGCTTTAGACCATGTGTACCTGGATTCTCATCTATGAGGTAGTGTAGTAACATTGTATCTTCGAAGTTCGGAAACTTAAAGTTGAAATGATACTCAAAGAACGCCATATCAAACTTTGCATTGTGAAAGATTACTACTTTCTCATTAAATAGTTTCTGTAAAAGTGCTTCTGTTTCTTCCTCGAAACAGTCTGTGTCTATATAAGCTCCGCGATCCCTCTCATAAGACAGACTAATACCCAGCATATGGCCATCTCGGGGATATAATCCCGTTGTTTCTGAGTCGAGAGCAATGTATGGGGATGGAGCGCTAAGAGCATTACGTATGAATTCATTTGCTTCCTCCGTATCTTGTATACCCCAAGCATTGTATGTTGTAATTACAGTATCTTGTTTGTTTCCAGTAATATACTCTAAAATACTTTGTTTGGAGTCGTCCCATGTGCGTTGTGCTTCTGGTTTGAACGCGAGCATGGCAGGGTTAATTATAGGTAAAAACTTTTCTTCTATTTTTTTACCTGAGTATTCTGTTACCGAATTGATCGGTGTGTAGTATTTTAAAGCATCACTGCCGACAAGAATTACCCAGTCATATTCATCAGGGTTCATATCAATATCGCAGTCTCGCTTCAATACTTTTTTAATATTAGGGTCTGAGCAGAGTTGAAACTGGTCAAACTCAAACTCATCATCAAATTCTTTTGCAAAATTGGTTTTACTTGGTTTCGTTTCTACTAATGCAACTTTAGGCATATATTTTACTCTTTAGTTTTTGTACGGTTTGTAGTGGTAAGGATCCCGGATCTCTGTCCGAAAGACTTACGTTTCTTGAGGTTAAACCTACTCGTTCAACCATCTCTCTTACATCTTTTGCAGCATTCTGTCCTGCATCGTCCCCATCAAAGAAAACTACTACCTCTTCCACACCTTGTATAGAGAGCATTCGTAATTTGTCTTCATTGATATTTTTTGTTCCAAAGCAACATACTGCATTGGTCAGTCCTTTATCATGTAAATTTATCATATCGTAAATACCTTCTACTAATATAACAGAACCTTGTATAGGCTCTACTATAGGGAATAGAGGCATCTTTGCACCCGCAGGCGAGATCATATACTTAGGTGTACCACCTGTCGTATGTCTACCGTTAAACGCTACGATACGCCCTGATATATCTCGTACTGGAAATACAATACGACCAATGTAATCAGGATCATGGTGTTGAAAGGCTTCAAACTTTTTGTATGTTTCAGCCTTAATATCTCTCCAAGTACCTTCGTACATAGAAAGGTTTCGGGGAAAAGACAAACCGACACTTTCAGACCTTTTCTCTCTAATAGTCTTTTTTAGTAATTCTCGTCTTACTTGTAAGTGGTTTGCCTTCTCCCCGAAATGGGTGAAAATGTTTCCCTTAAATCCACAAGAGAAACATTGAAATATTCCAGTAATTTTATCAATACGCATACTAGGATTTCTATCTTCGTGATCAGGGCTTAGACAGCTTACTAAGCAATCTGCTCCCTTTGGTATGAAATATATACCCCTAGAAGTTAATAGTTCTTCTACTGTCACCTACCGATATCCTTTACGTTCTCTGTGCTAATTACTTGGTACGCACCTTTATTATATGCAGGTGCAATTGTATATTTTGAATCTAATTTTGGTTTTTCTACTAAGGAGGTATTGTGTCCTTTTATATCTGCGGAAGGATATACGGGAGTCTCTCGCCTATAAAAAGACTTTGTCTCTAGCTCTTTGAACTCTCTTGTATATCGCTTTGCTCTCGGTAAAGCCTTGCGCTTTCTACCACAAGGTGTATGTCGTAAACTGCCGAACGTAAGTGCCATATGCTTTTTCTCCTTTCAAATATCCGTATATTATACGCATAAAAAGGTAAGATGTCAAGAACTATTTTTAAAGATCATTAATTTCTTCGCCTGTTTTATGCGAAGAATCTTCCCTTTCTTTAGGAGTCATAGCAGATTCAGGGCCAATTTTTAGACTATCCCAATCTACTTGTGAAGTGAATGATTTCATGGAGGCTGATCTCATCTTTACACAGTTTAAGGTGATACACGCATCTTCGTGATCCCAAGTTTCTAATGTGTATGCCGCATCTGCCGCATCAAGAATACCTTTAGCGAAGCGAGCCTCTCCACTAGCATCTGTTTGGTAGGGTGAAAACACTGTACAATCATACTCTTGAGCCATTGCTTTTAGAGCTTTACTTACTTCAATTTGTTCTGTCCAGTCATACTGACCTCCTCGGGAGGGAAGACTTGACCGTTTTACCTGATTAATATAGTCCACAATAATAACACCAACACCCAGAGGTTTGACTTTTTTGTCAAGCTCTGCACGGATTTTGGAGAGAGTAAGTGCAGGATCATACACTACATCGAGTTGCTGAGTCGGGAGAAGCTCATGCTGGCTCTTGAGTGCTGTATGCAACTTATTAAAGTCACGATGTGTTCTATACTCCTTCAAACGGTCTTGTCCATCAACATAACGAGCTGCCCACCAGTTTGCTACTTTCTCCCACTCGGTAATACTCAAGTTTTGAGTACGTAAACGAGCAAAGGGAACTTCCGTAGCGATGGAACAGCATCTTTGAAGGATAGACCGGCTATCCATTTCGATAGTGAAATACATAGCCGATTTACCACTAGCGTACACTGCATTTGCAATGTTTGCACAGATAACAGATTTACCAGCACCTCGACGACCACCAACCATAACAAGATCTCGGGGGGAGAACTGTATTTCGTAATCATACTCTTCATTGAGTCCGAGTTTCATGTACTTGGCTAAATCTTCTTCTGGCTCGAACAGTTCAATACGTTGCATACTTTCCTGTGGGTCTTCGAGATCTACTTTATCTTCAACGTCTAAGACGATTTGATGTAAGTGGTTGACAGACTCTTGAGCATTCTCAAATGCAACAGAGTTTTCAACATAATCTTCGAGCGAGTCCAGAATTTCTTTCTGAGTATATTCGTTCTTCAGATACTCGAGAAGCATATGAGGGTCTGCATCGACCTCGATTGCTTCAATAGCATATAGCTTTTCACGAGTACCTGAGTCCCGAATCTCAAACTTTAAATCTTCAATCGTGGGCATTTTATGAAAATCTTCGCAGTGTTTATCAATAATCTTATACAGACTATGATACTCACTCGGCAAATAATGCTTATGCGTAACACTCCAAGTCTGAAAGTCTTGGAGCGCGAGCACTTGCTTTATCAACGCACTTGCGATGTTCAAAAAAATTTCCCCCGAAATTAAAGATGAGGCAGACCCCGAAGAGCCTGCCTTTAGAAACTAATAAAGATTAAGCTGATGCTTTTTCTTTCTTAGCCGCGCCGTCGTAGTCAGCCGCTGAGAGGCCTCTACGAGTCAGCATAGTCTTGACGCCACGAGCAGTTTTGCCAATCGCTTCTGCGATATCTTCAACGCCCATGCTACCGATGTCAGTCAACTCAGCCAAAGGATCTTCCTTAGAAGCGCCTTTAGTGGTCTCTTGACGAGGAATAGCGTCAATGTCTCCAGAGCGAAGCAAGCTAAGAGCTTTACCTCGTACAGAGTTTACGGAACGATCCAAAGCAGCGGCAATCGCTTCAACGAAAGCGCCTTCTTGTACCATAGAAACGAAAGTCTCTTCTTCAGATGGAGAGTACGTGCGTACAGCTTCAACTTTAGGAGCAGGCTTAACGTGGTCAGTAAGTTCCATAGAAAGGATCTTGCCTTGGATAGACTTAGGTGAGAAAGCGCCGTCTTCAAAGTGAGAAGCGATTTCAGCATAAGTATAAGATCCACTATTGTCAGAGACAAAAGCAGCAAGAGTTGCTTCTTGTGCGTCAGTAAACGCTCGGCTAGAAGCCGCAGAAGCGAGCTCTACTTCGTGACCCATCTTTCGCAGTTTGCTTGAGATAGATCGAGTAGAGGTTTCAAGCTGTTCTGCTGCTTCTGCAACAGTAGCTTGGGATACAGGTGATTCATCACCTACAAAATCAGTAAGAGCGGTTGTTCGCTCGTCAGTCCACTTAGGTAGTGCCATGATATTTATTCTCCAATAAATTCTAAAAGGTTAGTTATGATTTGAACGCCAGAGTCTCTGGCTTTCTTTGTTTTAGCGGATTCTATACCGCTTTCGTTTACCAGAATTGTGACATCTTTTGTCAAACTTGTTTTGACCACATAACCAAGCTCTTGAAGTTTGTTTTGAGCCTCGGCTTTCGTTTTATAACTGGTAAGTTTACCACTAATACAAACCGTGCCGTGGGTTGTGGTTGGTTGTGTTATTTTCTCAAACTTAAAACTAAAGGGTAGCAACGATACTTGATAAAACTCTTCGTCTATCCACTTGCATAAATTCGTTGCTGCTTTATCACCAAGTCCTGCCTGTCGGCATATTTCATAGTCTATTTCTTCAATATCGATGCAGACTTTAGAAAGTTTTTCCGAGGCTGTCTTACCTATCAGCGGTATACTGAAGGCTGGTAATAATACGTTTAGTGGTGCAGTTTTTGAACGTCTCAACTCATCTACTAACTTTACCGCGAGTACTTCAGATCCAATCCGGTCTGTAATTTCGTCACAAGTCAAAGAGTAAAGTTCCTCTAGGGAGACAATATCTAGCTTGGCTACTGTTGCAGGCCCGAGACCTTTGATCTTCAGAGTCTTAGCAAAGTGTTCGATGAGTTTGAGAACTTTTTCTCCGCATTGCGGATTTCTACAATACAGAAGATAGTTGACCTCCTCTAACACCGAACTGCAGCTAGGGCAGTTTGTTGGGGCTTCGATTTTGGTCATTTGTATTCCTCTGAAATTGAATAAGTATTATACGCAGATTTAAGGTTTCTGTCAAGAACTATTTTTCAACACGTCCAATGATCCTAGGAATTATCTCCCCAGACCTTATGACAGATACTCGACATCCTATCTCTAGGTTTAGGTCACGTATGTACTCAATATTGTGCAGAGTGGCTCTTGATACAGTTGCACCACCAATATCAATAGGATCTAGGATCGCTACTGGACTGACAACACCACTTTTACCAAGCTGCCACACTACATCAATAAGAGTTGTCTCCACCCCTTCTGCCTGTTCTTTCAGAGCAAAGGCACCTCGGGGGTGTTTAGAAGTATAACCCAAGCGCTCAAATTCAACTGAGTCTTTCAACCTGTAGACCACACCATCCGTTGGATAGTTTGAACAGTCAAAAGTTGTAACTTCTCTCAAACCCATCATTCTAAGAACGGTCATAGAACCTTCATAGTGGGAGGCTTGTCGAGGCATAACGTCATAAGCAACAAAGATGAGAGGCCGAGTAGAAAACTCAGTCAAACTCTTTAAGCCTAACGCACCTGCCGCAAAGTTACGAGCGTTGGGTATGTCTTTAGGGGCAACAACTTCCCCTGTTACCTGAATCAATCCAGTATTTCTAATCTCCGTAGGGACTAGCATACGCATTTTATCAGTAATGTCTCTACCTTGAATACCGTCCCCACGAGTGAGGGCGAGTTCAAGGTTGCCGTCTACATATAGCAAAGAGACTGCTGCTCCATCTAGTTTAGGACTAGCAACACAAGAGTTTACGTCAAGAGGAGCTTTAGTAATATCGAAACACTTCTGCAAGGAGTACATCTGGTACACGTGCGAAATCGCATCAGTAACAACGTAGCCCACTTGATTGTAGTTGTGTTTCTCAGCTAGTAGGTCGAACTCCGCATCAGAGATAGCAGGAGTACCTTCGTAGTACAACTCGCTCATTTTGTCTAAAAACTTTCGCATATACTTTTCCTAAATTTGAAAAGATATTATACGGAACTTTAGGAAGATTGTCAAGAACTATTTATATAGATCCTCTATTAAATCTGAAAAATGTTCTTGTATTAACTCTTTTGACTCCGCTAGAGAGAGTATCTCTGTCAAGCCTATAAACAGTTCTTTAGAGTTTGTTAAGTCTAAAGGCATTGCCACTCCCTCGGGAGTAGGCTTCCACTCTTCATCAAAGTCCATGTAGTACTTTCTTAGATGTATATATTCTATACCTCGAAAAGTATTGATAGTTAGCCTTACCTGTACTTCTTTAACGCTATCATAGTGAATTACACGAGAGTATGCTTCAGGCGCTTGATGTAGTTCCATTACCGTCCCTCATTCTTAAGAATTGAAGACAAAGGCACTACACTCGACACATTTGCAGGTCGAAGTAAACGATATGAGTCAGTATCCCAACAAAAAAAGAGAAGAGTGTCATCCGTTTCTTTTGCCCTATTCTTTTTCTTTTGGATATAGGGAGTCGAGAAGTCTAAAGTACAAACATTATACTTCAGTTTCTTGGAGTGTGCACTGCGGTAAGTAATAACAGCGTCTCCATAATTGTGCACTAACTGTGCTAGTTCTTGCTTTTTCACTATAGCTCCTTGGTAGTATTTCAGCAATCTTTATTGTGAATCTACTTACTGCGAGGTGCTTTCTATGAATACAAAAATACCCTGCTAGACGAATCTAGCAGGGGTAGTTACTTATGCTTCGTTTATTGCTGTAATAATAGAAGTAAAGTATTGTGAGGCTTTACCAGTCAACTTGGCAATAATTTCCTCGTCAACAGGTTGTCCTGCATCGCCTAAAGCTGCAATAAGGGCTTCTGCCGCTGCTGCTTTAGATACGCGAGTACCTCCTCCTGTGGTTGACCCTGAGCTTTTGGCCGCAGGGGTTTTCTTAACATAAACGCCAGCTTTGGTTAAGATCATACGAACACCGTTAGGTGACTCGTCTAATTCTTCTGCAATATCTTTTACAATCTCCATGCTGGTCTCTGGAGTTGGTTCTGCTTCTTCATACATTGATACTGCTTGTGCTTTTTTATCGTCATCCCAAGCCACTTTTCGTTTCCTCTTGTTATTTGGGTTTTTGTTTCCTGGACAGTTGCCCAGAGCCTGTAGTTGTTGGTTGTAAAATCGGTCGCCCATTTGCTTCCTCTCATATTTTGAAAAGATATTATGTCAAAATATAACCATCTTGTCAAGAAATATTTTTTA